GGGACGTTAACAGCTCGTACTACATAAACTTTTTGACGCTAGGTGACTATAGAGGGGCTTCTACAGCAGCAACAGCAAATGCGGTTAACGGTGAATTTTTTAGCTTTATATGGAGAGACACGTACTACTTTTCTAGTTCCACGACAGCAAATTTAATATACAATTATGGTTATCCACCAACCACCACCGCACTGTTCAATTGGTATGCATTCAGTTTAACGGCAGCTAATCCTAGCGGGACGCCAGCATCGGCAACTTTAAATACAATTTCACCTAATGACGATTTGCCACCTACGCTTAACGCGGACGCGGCTGTAGTGTGTGGACCAGTGCCGTATTATTGTGCTCCTTTACCTTAATTAGTTATCAGGCAAATCAAGTAATTATAAAAGTAACAATAATTTAATTATATTAAACCAAAAAAAAATGAAAAAAGTAAAAGAAACCAAAGTCGAAAAGATTAAAGCTGAAGAGCTGGAAAGCCTTCAAGCAATCGTGCAATTAATTAACCAAACTCAGCTAAGCATTGGCGGGCTAGAAGTTCAGAAAATGGAGCTTCTTGGCAAATTAGACAAAGCAAAAGAGGAGCTTAATGTATTCCAAGTTAATCTGGAAAAATCTTACGGCAATGTAAGCGTTAGCTTAGTTGACGGAACTATCGCGGAAAATGCAGATAATAAGGAAGATTAGTATTGGGAAAGACTATAAAAATGACGCCATGCACTATTCTGTTGGACAGGAAGTGTATGGTGGTCATACTATAGTGAATATACTGGAGGAATCTGATAAGTACTCTGTATATATACAAAAAGGTGAACTAGTAATGCCGTGGAAAGACTTTAACAAGAACATGGCAATATCCATCGAATATGATCTTAAGTGGTAATGCAAAGCGTATACAACTTTATAGTTAGCCCTAAAGAGGGGCGATCTACTAGCGAAAAAAAAATAAACGGCAAAAAGCTGCTGTTAAATACAGAAGTACAAAACCACCACTACACGAGCAGGCTTGGCGTAGTTAATAGCGTACCCAAAATTACTAACGGTGATATACAGGAAGGTGACGAAATAATAGTGCATCATAATGTGTTTAGAAGATTTAGAGACGTTAAAGGCAAAGAAAAAAACAGCCGGGCGTTTTATAAAGAAGATATGTTCTTTGTATATCCTGACCAGGTTTACGCATACAAACGCAATAGCGAATGGAATGCTTTGCCTGGTTTTTGTTTTGTAAAACCTATAAAGGCAAAAGATAAATTTAGCTTACATAAAGAGGAACCTTTGATAGGTATTATTAAGTATGCTAGCGAAGGTTTTGAAGCAGGAGCGCTAGTGGGTTTTAAGCCTGGTATGGAATACGAATTTAATATAGAGGGCGAACGATTATACCGTGTGCCCGCCAATCAAATTACAGTCGAATATGAATATCAAGGAAACGAAGAAGAGTATAATCCTAGCTGGTCACAAAGCTGTTGAAGAACTTATTAAAGTTGCTAAAGAAGCTATAGTTGATTCTGATGACGATATATCTGCTGATCGATTAAAAAACGCAGCGGCCACTAAAAAGTTAGCTATATTTGATGCTTTTGAAATATTGAATCGTATCCAAGATGAAGAACGCATACTAGAGAACAAGCCTAAAGAAGAAAAGAAAGAAGCTTTTTCAGGGTTTGCTGAAAAAAGATCTAAATAATGTACGAGCAGAATTTAGTAAAAACAGTAGAGCCTATAAAGCATACTACACTACACCGATTAAATAAGGGTAAAAAGTGGAAGTACGGTTATAATAAAGAGCAAGATCTAATTGTCATAAGTAAGACAGGCCAAGTCGGCGAAATAATAGATATACAAGGATTGGTTATAGGTTTACCGCCGGTCCCTAAAAACTTAAATAAAAAAGCTAACAAATGGACCGTTAAGGAGTATCCTAAGGAGCTTAAAAATATTAAAAGTATATTCGATTGGCAGTCTTATTCAGACGAATTTAAACAAAAATGGGAGGGCTATATAGATGAGGAATTTAACAATCGTGAAAACGGTTATTGGTTTTATAACAAAGACGTCCCAACTTATATTACTGGCACTCATTACATGTACCTGCAGTGGAGTAAGATCGACGTTGGCCACCCAGATTACAGAGAAGCAAACAGATTGTTTTATATATTCTGGGAAGCCGTTAAAGCGGACACGAGAGCTTACGGAATGTGCTACCTTAAAAACAGACGGAGTGGATTCTCATTTATGGCATCAGGAGAAACCGTTAACCTTGCGACCATATCAGGCGACGCTAGATTCGGTATACTATCAAAATCAGGTAGTGACGCCAAGAAAATGTTTACCGACAAAGTTGTACCGATTTCCCTTAACTACCCGTTTTTCTTCAAACCTATACAAGATGGTATGGATAGACCGAAGACTGAACTGGCATATAGGGTTCCTGCTTCTAAGCTAACCCGTAAATCTATACAGTCAAAGGAGACGCGTATTGAAATGGAAGGTCTAGATACAACTATTGATTGGAAAAACACCGGAGACAACTCTTATGATGGTGAAAAGCTAAAGCTACTAGTGCACGATGAAAGTGGTAAGTGGGAAAGACCGGACAATATATTAAACAATTGGCGCGTGACAAAAACGTGTCTTAGGTTAGGTAGTCGCATTATAGGCAAGTGTATGATGGGTTCTACATCAAACGCTTTAGAAAAAGGGGGCGGAAATTTTAAAAAGCTTTACAACGACTCTGACGTTACTAAGCGCAATAATAACGGACAAACAAAATCAGGATTGTACAGTTTGTTTATTCCTATGGAATGGAACTATGAAGGTTTTATTGACGAGCATGGACAGCCTGTATTTGACACTCCAAAAGAAGAAACCATTTTAGATCCGTTTGGTGATCCTATTGATACAGGAGTTATAGATTACTGGAACAATGAAGTTGAAGGCCTTAAGGGCGACCAGGACGCGTTAAATGAATACTATAGACAGTTCCCGCGTACCACTGAGCACGCATTTAGAGATGAAACTAAAAATAGTATTTTTAACTTAGCGAAAATTTACGAACAAATTGATTATAACGACGATCTGCGTAATACTAATATTATAACCACCGGTAATTTTCAGTGGGAAGCAGGCGTAAAAGACACTAAGGTAATGTTTTTACCAAGTCCGCAGGGCAGATTTAAAGTGTCTTGGATACCTAATGCTGATGTGCAAAACAGATCAATTGTTAAAAACGGTATAAAATATCCAGGGAATGAACATATAGGTGCATTCGGCTGTGATAGTTACGATATTTCAGGTACTACCGACGGCAAGGGCTCAAAAGGTGCGCTGCATGGACTAACAAAGTTTAGCATGGAAGACGCACCGCCTAGTACATTCTTTTTAGAATATATAGCTAGGCCTCAAACTGCGGAGATATTTTTTGAAGACGTGCTAATGGCTTGCGTCTTTTACGGAATGCCTTTATTAGCTGAGAATAACAAACCTAGATTGCTTTATTACTTTAAGCGTAGAGGGTACAGGGGTTATTCTATGAATAGACCTGACAGATTGTGGAACAAGCTTTCTGTAACTGAAAAAGAAATTGGAGGTATACCAAACTCCAGTGAGGACATTAAGCAAGCGCATGCGGCTGCTATTGAGATGTACATAGATAAGTACATTGGGTTAAAAGAAGATGGCACTTACGGCAGTATGTATTTTAATGACACTTTAAACGATTGGTCTAAGTTCGATATAAATAATCGAACAAAATTTGATGCTGCGATTAGCTCTGGATTAGCTGTAATGGCTTGCCACAAGGATATGTACAGACCTAATGCCGCTTTACAAAGAACAAAACTAAATCTCAATATTGCAAGATATAAGCAAGACGGAGATATATCGAAAATAATAAAATAAAACTATGGCTGAGTCAGTTGTAAATAATTTTTTCCCTAGCCAGGTTGCTAGCGACCAGGAAAAGATGTCATTTGAGTATGGCCGCCAGGTAGGTAGAGCTATTCAATCTGAATGGTTCGGGGGCAATTCAGGAAACGTAAGATTTCAAAGCAATCAAAATAGTTTTCACGGGTTAAGATTATATGCTAGAGGCGAACAGCCGATACAAAAATATAAAGATGAATTATCAGTTAACGGTGATTTGTCTTATCTTAATTTAGATTGGAAGCCTGTCCCTATACTGTCTAAGTTTGTTGATATTGTGGTTAACGGTATTGCGGACAGATCTTTTGACGTAAAAGCGTATTC